TTGGCCAGCTTCAAGGCGGCGCAGGGCTTCCTTCTCCACACCTTCGAGGAGTTGGCGCATCAGGGGGGCAGCTTCCATGATCTGAGCGATCTGGGTATCGTCCATCGTGGATGGATCTTTGTCGGCACTTTGCTGTGCGACATCAAGCGTTTGGGTTACGACAGGCTGGAACATGATCCCGACCTCCTTCATTACGTTGTTTGCCAGTGCTGAGCATGAACCCTTGGCACGGCAGTATTTACATTGACTTTCACCTGGTACAAGCGGTGCATCTGGTTTGTCAGTTGCAGCAGCCTGTGCCACGATTGTACCCATGTTTGCCAGCAAATCCTTGACTGTCACTGTGTGCGATGTGATTGGGTTCATACCGCACAGCGCCAGCTTGGGCTGGATGATGGTCATGCGGACATACTCAAACGGATAATCACCATTGACGGGCAACTTGTAGCCTGCCAGCACACCATAGGCATACTGCTCAAGCTGCATGTTGCTTTCGGCGCTCACGATGTTCATACCGTCCTTATAGTCGATCAACTCAAGGGTGTCGCCACCCAAGATCTGAACGTCTACAGTGCCCGACAAGTCATCACGACCCAGCAGGAACGCAGGGTCAACACGGGTTTCGGCAACCACCGGCAGCAAGCCACCGGCAGAGCGTTCTTGAATGTAGCGCAGTGCAGTCTCAACTCGAATGGCGCGATCAACATCGACAATAAATTCACCATCGTGATCAGTCAATGTAGTGCCGACATACGAATGGGCAGATTTTGCCGACTTGATGCAGTGCTCCAGCAGCGTGTGGCTGTGTGTCCCGTCCACGGCAGCAGGGCCGCTGTCCTGTTCGGGATACTTAGCTTCTTCCCGAATCGAGCCAGGGCACAAGGCCCAGCGGCTGCGCTTCGAGGGTGAAAGCATGGCGTGCGTGCTCATTTGAGTGCTTCGATACCAGCAAACAGTGCGCCGTAGTGCTCGGGCTTCACATCATTGATGTTTTGGTAACCCAAGCTCACCAGCACGGTTTGAATCTGCGCACCCTTGGCAGCGCCCAGTGCTTTGTATGCACCCATCACATAGTCGATCAGACCTTTGCCATCGGAGAACGGTGCACCACCGGCCACAGGGGCAACGGCAGCAACTGGCGAAGGAGCCACGAATGAGGGAGGAGCAGGCATCGCTGGTGCAGCGGCTACTACCGGAGCGGCTATTACCGGAGCTGGCTCAGCTTTTACCACGGGTGCTGGTGCTGGCGCAACTGGAGCCGGTGCTGATACAGTCACGACCTCGGCGACAGCGGTCTTGGCGTCATGGGGCAACGCTTCGATCAGGGATTGGATCACTTTGGTGTTGGCGATGATGGCTTGGGCGATCATCTGGACGGTGGTGTCATTCATGGTAGATGCTTTCTTTACGAGTTACAGGAGGTTGAATTGTGAGGCGCTCGTCATTAAACGCCTCGATGATGTCACGCAAGACCTGAGTCGGCATCCCGAACTTCTTGGACTTAACGTGAAACTTCTTGTGAGTCTCAGGGGTCACCCTGGTGCTCAAGAATTTGGATTTAGGTTTGATGGTCATGAAATATTTCCTGATCGGTTGAGCAAAGTGTAGCACAGTGTGATACGATTGTGCAACAGGTTTGTAAAAATATTTTTAGCAAAGAAAAAGCCCCGTGGATTAGACGGGGCTTAAAGGAGACAAAGCATGAACGTGCCAGCAACTGCATTTACCAGCGAGCGTATTCTATGACAGCAATCCCTTCGGTGCAAGCGCACCCTGCATCCATCGATGCATACATCCGGCACGGCTGGAGCCTTGTGCCCATCCCAGCAGGAACCAAAGGCCCACGCACACCGGGCTGGAACCTCAAACCCAACGCCCTTAAGAGTCAGACAGACCTGCCCACGGGCTTCGGTATCGGCTTGGCCCATGCTTACTCAGGCACGATGGCTCTGGATATTGACGAGTGGGACAGCACCGCTGTCGCGCTCAAGAACCAGGGCATCGACTTACAGGCGTTGTATGATGCAAACGATGCTGTCATCGTGGACTCGGGCAGGGCTGGTCACGGCAAGCTGCTATACCAGATGCCCTTTGGCTTGGCCCTGGCATCCAAGAAGATCCTGATCAACGGCATCACAGCATACGAGCTGCGCTGCGCCACGGCCAACGGCTTGACGGTGCAGGACGTCATGCCTCCATCCATTCACCCTGACACGATGCAGCCCTACCGCTGGGCAGGCAAGGGTCACTGGATGCGCTTGCCCACGATACCCCAGCCCCTGCTTGATCTGTGGCAGGGATTGCTCACTCAAGACAAAGAGCGCACCATCGGCACAGGTGAAGCCCTCGATGCGTCATGGGAAGACATCGCCTCGGCGCTGGCCTTCATTAACCCGGACTGCTCACGCGAGGAGTGGGTGCAGGTAGGCATGGCGCTCAAGTGGGCAGGCGAGCACACAGACCAGAGCGAGCAGGCCCTGATGCTGTGGAACGACTGGTCTATGCCATCGGGCAAGTACCCTGGTGAGCGTGAGATCGCTGCGCAGTGGGTCAGCTTCAAGAACGACAAAGCCACCGCTGTCAAGCTGGGGACACTCTTTCACATCGCCAAGCAACACGGATGGGTGCGCCCTATGCCTGACATCTCCACCATGTTTTCCGCTGTAGGAGCACCCGCCGACCCAAAGTCGGTCATCGTTGACCTGCGCCCACGGCCACCGATGATGGACATCTCCCTGTGGCCTGCGGTCATCGCACGCCGCGCCGAGGAGATCGGGCAGACCGTGGGGTGCGATCCGCTTGTGCCCCTGTTCGCTGGCATTGCCGCTGTATGCGGAGTGGTCGATGCACGCACCCGGCTTGAGCTGATCAAGGATTTTAAAGTGCCGCCGGTGCTGTGGTTGATGACGATCGGTGCGCCAGCAGACAAAAAAACCCCAGGCTCGGCTCCCATGCTGGCTCCACTTAAGCACCTCGAGATCGAGGATCGGCCACAGTTTAAAAAGAAGCTGCTGGACTGGGAGGGGCAAGAGGCCATGTACGCATCGAGCAAGAAGGCGTTCCTGGACTTCAGCGCTAGCCCTGAGGCCATGCTCGGTGGTGACCAGGCTCCCAGCGTCTACGAGCTGCCGCCCCAGCCAGTACCACTGCGCATCACCGTGGACGATGTGACCAGCCAGAAGCTGGTGCGCCTGGCAGCAGACAGACCCAGAGGGTTATTGTGTGCGCTGGACGAGATGAACAGCTGGGTGCGCAAGCTGACTGACAAGGCCAGCGGCGAAGATCGCAGCGCATGGGTCAAGGCTTACGAGTCAGCCCCGTATGAGATGGACCGGGTGGGCAGCGGCTCGATTTTTGCCGAGAACCTGGCCGTCAGCATCTACGGCAACATTCAGCCCAGGGTCTTCCGTGAGAACCTGCACAACCTGTCAGCCGATGGCCTGGTGCAACGGTTTGTGCCCTGTGTCTTGAACGGCAACTTGACCCGCAAGCCTGTGGAGATCCCCGACTACCTGCTCAACAAGAATCAGTGGGAGCAAACCCTGCGCATCGTGTTTGCCCTGCCTCCCATGACCTACCAGTTGTCACCCGAGGCCAAGGCCATTTTCCAAGAGTTCCAAGACTGGTATGACGCCAAGCGCAACGATGAGCGCTTACTTCAGTCTGACGATACGTTCATGACTGCCTTCGGTAAGCTGGAGGGTTTGACCGGCAGGCTCATGCTTATGTTCCACCTGATGGAGTCACCCTTTAGCCTCGAGGTAAGCGCAGACGTGGCCCAGCGGGTTATCCTCATGGTGCAGACTTACATTGTCCCAGCGTACCGCTACGCTTTGGCCGAGATGAGCGGCGCGTCTAACTTCGACACCTGGCTGCGCGACTACATTATCCAGCATGCCGACGAGAGCACGATCACGATGGCCGAGATCAAGCGGTCCGCACGCCGTCAGATCGAGAAGGTCAACGTGTGGCAGCAGGACCAGATGATCTATGGTGCGATGTATCCGCTGGAGCAGGGTCACTGGGTCATGCGCATGGATGACGGCACAAGAGAGAGTCAGCACCATGCCCAGTGGGCTATCAACCCAGCCCTGGCCATCGAGTTCAAAGAGCACCGCAAGTCGGTGATTGAGGCCAAGCAACGAGCACTCGATGAGATCTACAGGTTGTCCAAAAAAGAAAAGCCCCGTGTGTACGGGGCCGAGTTGCTGGATTGATCAGGGGGCTTCGGCCCCTATTCTTTTATCTCCATTGATCTGCCAAACATAGACACGCTCCAACTGTTGAGAATGTCAACCTTAGCCTTTTCCCGTTCTTCTTCGGGATATTCTTCGGCCACTACTTTGTCTAAGATTTCCATTATTTTCTGTGCAACCTGGTTTGCTGGGATGATGGTGTTCATTCTTTTATCTCCTTGGCCCAGATGGCAAAGCTGTCCTGGGTATCTTTACCGAATGGCAATTCCCCGGTGCGAGTGGTCAACTCGTCTACCGCTGCGTTCCAGCCTGCGCGAAATACAAGCTCGCCCATCTCACTGGCGCTCATCTCAAACTCGCCAAACATGGTCATGAAGTGATCTTTGACTTTCATGGTACGGGTTCCTTTTTGGTTTCAATTCAAATTTGGAAAAAGTTCCAGATGCCTTATAAAGGCCCTTTTCGCCCAGAGGGTTACTCAGTAGTTGACGATGTTGACGCCGGGGCAGGCATCAAGGCATCGAGTAGGGCGGGGGCCATCACGGCCATGGTGGCCAGCACGGTCACCAGGCGCACGGCGGCGGCGCTGGGGGCGCGTGTGCCATTGGTCCACTTGCGCAGAGTGTGCACCGGTACACCTAGCAGGCCAGCGGCCACCAGGTCGGTGCGGTCCTGGGTGAGTGTGGCCAGCATGGCCAGAAAATCGGGGTTTGTAGGGGATTTTTTATCAGTCATGGGGGGTTACCAGGGTAAGGGTCAAAAAATGCCCCAGGGGCTTAACCTGGGGCTTGTGGGTGAGGGTTTGAGGGTTACGGGTTACAGGTCCCAGAATGCGGCCAGCACGGCCACCAGCAGCGCGATGTAAACGGCGCTCATAATTCGGACCCGGCCAGCTTGTCGATCAGGTCCAAGGCTTCGAGTGCTGCACCCCGGCGCTGGCGCTCGTTCATTGGGTTTTCGGCTATTGCTTCGAGTGTGGCCACAGCTTGGCCCAGGGCACGCTGCAGATCCGCGATGCGCCCGTAAAGCTTGGCCGTGCCAGGATAGCCCTCAGAATAGGCCAGGGATTCGGCTTCGCTGGCTTGCAGCCGGTCAAGGTTGAATGACATAAATTTAATCCTCCAATGTGAATGAATTGTTTAAAAGCTTACAACCCAGCATGGCCAGGTCATCCAGGGTTGACTCTTCGAGATAGTCGGTGATGTTCAAGCGGCCAGGTGTGCGCACGCTATCGATCACTTCGTTATAGATCCCACTCGAGTCGAATTCGTAACTCATGCGCACCAGGACCACAGCACAGCCCTGGCCGATGTGGGTTTCAAAATCGTATGTAGCCTCGCCACCGATAGCGGCCAGTTGTTCGTTTGTTCTCATTGGGTCATCTTTCACAGGTTGGGTTTGTTGGGCTTTCCAGCGTGCGTTAGTTGCATCCCATGCGCGGCGGAAAGCTTCGTTCTGTTCTGGGGTGTTGTGTGCGTTATTCATTGGGTCACTTTCATAAAAATTACTTTGGCCATCTTGCGGCCATGGGCCGGATAGGCGATTAGATCGATTGACTTGTCCCAGCATGCCCGGCACCCGCTGCACTTGCCCTCATGCTCATAAGCCCGGCACAGCGAGACACCTGGGGCAGCTTGAAAAGTGTCGGCGCTGGGTCCGATCACCGATCCATGCAGGCCCGGCGTATATTCCCCAGTCACGCTATCGGAGGAAAACCGGACCGATACGTTAGCCAGGGCCTGCATGGCCTCGAGCACCATGCGAAACTTGGGAAACTTGTGCATTCGAGTCGGTAGCCAGTGCATGCACCAGGGTGTGCGCTGCATCACTTCGAGCACCTTTTCAGCCAGGGCGAGAGAATACAGATCCCCTGAGTCCAGCCAGCGAAAATACCGATCGCGGCTTAATTCGACCACCATATCGTCAACCCAGGCCATGCGCTGCCAATCGGTCCGGTTGTGCTCGCGTGGTGCTTTCACGTTAGCGAAAACATAATTCCCGGTAGTCGCATAGCAGCCCTTGCATGCGTCAACCAAAACCCCAGGGGACTCGATCGAGCCGGGGCAGGTATCCAAAGCCTGCAGGGACCATGACCGGATCCCGTCAAGCTTTGACGTTACGCTGATACGTGGTGCGCTCATGCTGCACCCCTGGCCAGTAGCTGATTAATCCCGGCCACCAATGAGTCCAGGTCCTTAGCCCAGCGATTAGGTCCGCCGGTGTAATCCTTCAGGTGCTCAGCCGTGCGATACATCAAACCCAGCGAGCCGCAGGGTTCGGTGTTGACGTATACGATCGCACCGGCCAGCGAGATAAACCCGCTGCAACCCCGGGTATCGGCATTCACGCGGATATTTTTCAGGCTCACCTGGTGCGCAGGTGAAAACCGGTTTTTGAGTTTAGTCGATAGGATCATGCTGCACCCCACAAAGTCGAGAGGATGATTACCAGGTAAACCCCGGCCAGGGTAAGTGCTGCGCCTGCCCAGATTACCCAGCCTGCAGGCTCAGGCTTGACTGGTGCAGGGTACAAGTCGATGTATGTCAGATTGTGCTTCGAGTGGTTCATTTGGTTTCTTTCAGTTACGGGTTACAAGTGGCCAGGCTTGTCGCGTGGCCGTGGGTTTTATTAGTATTGACGGGGCGCGTAGAACATCTCGTTCAAGCTGATGAATTTGGGCAGGTTTTTATCACCCAGCTGCACCAGATCGATAAAACGCACGGTATCGGCATCAGCGGTATAGATCGAGTCAATACCGGCCATGCACTCTTCAGCTGCATATTGAAACGTATCACCTTCACCATAGGCCAGCTCAGAGCCATTGAAAATTGCAGTTACTTGGATCATTGGGTTACCTTTACATGTTACCTGCACCATCTTGTGCAGTGAGTGTATTGTAACCCACTGGGTCACTGTGTCAAGCACTCATACGAAAATATTTCATAGGTGCTTACCCTAGTACTCTGGGTTATCCCCTGAAATACTGTATCACAGTTGCGCCACTTGTGACTTACAGCGGAGTAAGGGATTCTGAGATTCTGAAATAAAAGACTATTTTCAAAAGTAGTGAATCCTGGCCCTCGCCTGCGCGATGACACAAACGTACCACTCGAGCACTGATCCGCTGATCCCTTGACCCAGCGGGCTAAGCCTTGACCCAGCGGGTCAACCTGGTGCACTGATGACCTAATGACCTGATCCCCTGACCCAGCGGGTCAACCTGGTGGCCATGACCCCATGACCCAGCGGGTCAACCTGGTGCGCTGGTGCTGATGATGCGCCTGGCCGCATGGGTCACGTGATGCGCTGGTGCTGGTGGCCATTGGCGCGGGGAATCCTGGCCGAGGGGAGGGGGTAGGGCCGGTAACAAAGGGCCTGCGTTGGCGGAGGCCCCGCGAACAATTTTATTTTTTATTCAAAAACTTAGTGACCCAGCGTACTAACAGCATCCCAAACAACACAATCTCCAACAGTTGTGCTAGCATCACAGCACTATGGACACATTGAATCCCAATCCCGTAGGCGCGGATGTCGCACATCAAGCTAACCAACTCGAACTGCCTGACTGGTTAGACCCTGCGCCGAGAACCTTGGCCAAATCACCGCCCGAGGTGAAATCCCTCGTACTGGCTCAGTATGAGCACATCTTCATGCGAGTCATTGACGAGGTGGCGCACGGCAAGTCATTAGCCCAGGTGCTCAATGACGATCAACGCCACATCGACTACAACGACTTCTACCGATGGATCAAGCGCGACCCTAGCCGTAAGCAACTGTTTGATGAAGCCCAAGAGATGCGCACCGAGTTCATGGCCGGCGAAATCATTGAGATTGCCGATGCCGAGGACAGTATCGAGGATGTGAACCGCTCCAAGCTCAAGATCG